CTCTTTCTTGAGCATAGCCTCTTGTTGCATTTTTTGCATTTCCATCTGCATCATGCTTTGCTCTACTTGTATCTTGCTTTGAGATAAAGCTTGATTCTTTTGAACTTCAGCTTGCGCCGCAACTTGCTGTGCTTGAGCATTAGCTTGCGCTTGTGCTTGTATATTCTGCTGCTGAACTAGCTGATCTCTTTCTGCCTTCTTTTTTCTTCTTATTTTAAGAACTTGGTTGGCAAGCTTTATATTCTTTATATCCCTTACATCAATAGCATCTTCTAAATCTATACCATTTCTAGACAACGCTACTTGAATATTATTTTCAAGCATTTGTTTTTGCTCGTCATCTGGTGTTAGTTCTATAAATATACCGAAGTCATACAAGTGAAGGCTAGACATTTCTGATAATGTTGCTACATTATGTCCACCTATTTTTTGTATAAAAGCGTCTCTAGTTGGCGAATACTCTATTATATCAGATATTCTAAGTGAAATACACTCAGCTAATTCCGATGTTAAGAACAATGCACTTTGCAATATGTGTCTTGTAGCTGTGTTAGAGTTAGCAGCAGCCATTTTTTGAATACCTACTAAAGCATTTTTATCAGGAGTACTACCATCACGCGCCTCGTTCAATCCGGTGACATCTCTGATCATTTGTAGGTAGTAGTTATATGTTTGTATCAATGAAGCTAATTTAGCTCCTCCTGAGCCGCTCTGTATCTCTTGTATTGGTACTTTGCCAGGATTCATATCTCCATCAGCTGTCATTGATCTACCAATTATACTACCAGTTTGGAAGAACATGTTTAAAGCCTCTTGAGGGTTGTAATTAGTACCATTACCTAAATCTATTTCAGCAAGTCCATCTGCGTCTAAATATATACCATCAGGTATCATGCGCGACATAACTTGCTGTAGCTTTAAATGTGTGAGCTGTATCATATCAGCAAAAGTAGTTATCCTACTAACTAATGATTCAATTTTGCCTTTATACATCCTAGGCGCTACAACCGAATAGTTCATTCTAACTTTCGTGTAATCACTCTTAGGTCTCATCATATTTTTAGATAACTCCCATTTTAATAGCTGACTAGTACCTAGCACTAAAGCTCCTTCGTATAATACTTCAATTTGCCTAGCCATTTTACCGAACCTTTCCTCGAGTAATTCGTTAGGTGGATTAAATTGATCGTCTTTTATTATAACCTTACTAGCTCCAGTTGCTGTTTCTTTTACTTTGTATACTTCGTTCGCAAAAGTTTTAAAGTTAAAGTAAAGTACTTGTACTTGGTTTCTATCTAAGTTAGTTGATTCAGCTAAGCTTCTATTATAGAAACCTGTAGACTGATAACCTTGCTTACTCATTTTTTCAAGATCTTCGTTTGTAAGATCTGGAAACTCTTTTTTAAGCTCGTTTATAGGTACAGTTTTTATTTCACCTATATAATATATGTCATCGAAATATGGAGACTCAGTATAAGAATATACTATATTAGCTGGATCTACATATTCTACTTTTATACCTTCTGATTTAGTAAATGTGTTTTTAACAGCTCCAATACCTAATACTGTTAAATCGTAGTTTACCCTTTTCTTTATTAGCTCGTATCTATTACCTTCTAATATAACGTTTATAGCTTGCTCTTCAGCTATTTCTACAGCTTGCTTGTAGTTCAGCTGCATATGTAATTGTAACTCCTCTTCGCTATCTGGTAATTGCTCAGGCGGAGTACTAGCTATAGTTATACCAAACTCTTGTTCTGCAAACTCATTGAGATCTCTTGTCTTCATGTCTGCTAGTATAGATTCCATATACTTAGTTCTTTTTGAAACTCCATATGGATCTTGGGAGTATGCTTTTATATCAAAGGTTCTCTCTGATATTCCGTTTACAACTATATCAACAAATTTTGGTATAATAGGTATTGGCTTCCAATCTAAGTTTAAATAGCTTAAGTCACCGTTTATCGATAACTCATCTTTATATTTTTGTATTGATTGTTCTCCTCTAGCATACAAACGTAGTTTGTGGAAGTTGTTTTGATTACTAGCAAATCTATTGGTACCAGTGTCCCTTTTGAACCACTCATACTCAATAGCTTTACCAACTTTAAGTCCATACTCTTTCGAGCTTTTCTCTATATCACTAACAACTTGACTAGGAAAATAATGTGATGTAACTGACTCAGCCATATTATCTTTCTATTAATTTTGAATTGTAGCCTTTATTTTTATACCTGGCTATTGTTAAGTTAATTTTTTGTTTTTCTATATTTTGCTTAGGTGAGTATAAGTGCCTATTGCAAGCCATGATAGCTAAACCTGAGCTTATTGATGCATCAAACTTTGTTCTTCTTGTTATATCGAATTTTGCCCAATCATTTAATGTATCATTAAAAGGCATATTGCCAAAGCCTGCGTTTGTTTCTCCTACATGATCGTTTATGTACATTTCTATTGCAGCAGCATGAGCTTGTTTTATGTCTTCGCTTGAGTTAGGCATACCGCCTATTTCTCTTTCTGTTACGGACAGCTTATTCCAAACTTTATCAGGCCTGTTCATTGAGAAGCCTCTGTAGCCTCTTCTTTTTAAATAATACAATAACCTTGGCTTGTTGTTCTCCGCTAGTATTGGCATACCATAAAAAACAAGTGCCATTAATACATCTTCGAAAAACATTTCAGCTGTTTGAGGTCTTGCTATGTATTCTAAAAAGAACTCGCTTGCTGGCGCATCTTCCATGCTAAACTTAGTCAAGCCATGTAAAGATCCCTTAGAACCTCTACCATCCACAGTACCTGATATATCGTAAGAGTCACAACCAAATGCGCCTACGTGTTCATTACCAGGATGCTTAACGCCATTTTTAATAACTATTTTATTTTGCAAATGTACAGGAGGTACCCAGCTAATTTTAAATCTACCTTTTTGATTAGGCAAAAACATTACCTTAGTATCTTTAACTCCATTTAGCCATTGGAAATTACCGACAGCTAATTCTGCAGTTTCTTCATTATAATCTATTTGTTCATATATCTTAGTTAAGTTAAATATACTATTTTTAGTTTCGTCTCTAAAAGCGTGTTCTTCAGTTCTAGGAAACTGTCTATAAAATTCATTTAAAGCATCTTGATCAGACTTTAAGCCTTCAGCTTCGTTTTGCCAATGACTTAGTACACCAACATCTATTAAATCTCCGTGTGGGTCAAGAACCTCTTGTTCAGGTGTTTCGAACACAGGTAATCCATAAGAATCAATGAATCCCTCGTAGTTCCATTCCATAGGTATGAACAAAGAATAGAGGCCCGAACTTGTCTGTCCATTTCTGTTTCGCTTTGTAACATCTGAATCATAATAAAGTTTTTTAAATTCATTACCACCTTTATCTAGTGCGTTACTAGTTGATCCCATCATACACTTACCTATGATTCTACTACCAAGCCTTAGTGTTGTTTTTGTTACCCTCCAGTTGTTTAATATATTATTTGGTCTTTCCCACTTACCACTCTCATCGTGTACTAGTAGTTTTAGTTTTTCACCATCATAACTGTTATCACCAGTGTTTTTCCAATCTATGGTTGTATCCAGTCCATCGAGTTCCTCAGGTTTGTCGGTGCTAGTAATGTTCCGTCTTGTGAGTTTTGAAGCGGGTACTCTGTACGCGAGCTCGGTCTTTGGTCTGTCCATCCCGTCCTGTATTGGTTTAAAAAAGAATGGATAATTGACTGATATTGGTACAACCTTATCTGTGAACATTTTCTTGGCGTCTGGTCCAGATTTGGACAATATTCCGAATCGTGCATCTGAACTAATAGTTGCTTGATTAACAGTTTCTCCTGACGCCATAAATGAGAATCCTGATCGACGATTTTTAAGATAGCACATTCCATAAGACCGCTTGTCTGCTTTGCATGCTTCCCAAAATATAAAGAATAATCTGTTTGCTTCTCTAAAGTCTGGGTGGCCAACATCAATTTTTGACCACTGAAGGTACATATAATGAGTACCAGTAATATAAGTAGGTTTGCCTTTGTTATAAAACCAAAAGCCGTCCTCTCG